TCAAACCCGCACTCAGGACTACTCTTTTATTTTCTCCGGTCGCAGTGTGACGCTTAGGTTCACTGGCGTCTCAGCTGCCTTAAGTAATCACTGGAGCGGGCAGTCTTGGGGTTGGCAAGACAGCGTAACTGGGACGTATCCGTCTGCAACGGTTGTCAGCAGTTCCGGCTTATTTAAGCTTAATGAATCACTTAATCTACGCATCAACTTAGCTGGCAGCAATCCATTTCGCGCTACGCCCTATGGCGACATGTCATATGTCAGCCCCAGCTTTCTCGTTACTGGTGCCAATAACTTCGGTAATCGCGCTGTCATCCAAAATGATGGCAACCTCGTGGTCTACAACCCCAGCAACACTGTGCTGTGGGATGCCGGAATTTCAATTGCTGGCGAACCACGAATCGACACTGATACAGGCAACCCCCTGGATGACGTATGCGGCAAGCGGCTTTCTAGTTGTGCTGCAAGGTTTGGTCAGAATGCTGAGTTGCCATTCGGGTCATTCCCTGGCATTGGCACGTTGGTGAGCTGACGATGGCTTGGAAGGATGATGCACTGGAGCACGCAAAGGCGGATGCACCACGCGAAGCCTGCGGGCTAGTTGTTGTCGTCAAAGGTCGCCGGAAGTATTGGCCATGCAAAAACCTGGCGGTCGCGGCGACTGACTTTTTCATTCTTGACCCGGATGACTATGCAGCGGCAGAGGATGCAGGCAAGATCTATGCCGTCGTCCATAGCCACCCAACAACCCCAGCTGTCCCAAGCGAGGCCGACAAGATCGCGTGCGAAAGCTCCGGGCTGCCCTGGTTTATCGTCAACCCGACAAGTGGCGACTGGTGCGAGCACAAGCCCGATGGTTACCGCGCACCGCTGATTGGACGTGAATGGGTCTGGGGCGTGACTGACTGCTGGACGCTGGTGCGTGACTGGTATCAGGAGGAGTGGGGTCTAGAGCTTCGGGACTGGGACCGCCCAAATGATCCTGACGCTTTTACGCATAGCCCGATGTTTGAGGATTGCTTTGCGGCGACTGGCTTCGTTGATGTAACGGGCAAGCAAATACAAGCTGGCGATGCTTTTTTGATGTCGCTTGGTGCGCCTGGGCTAAACCACTGCGCGGTCTACGTCGGAGGTCAGCAGTTTTTGCATCACGTTCGCGGTCGGCTTAGTTCCCGTGACATCTATGGCGGCTATTATCAAAAGAACACGGGGCGCGTGCTCAGACATTCCAGCAGGTGCTGACGATGCTGCGAGTAGTCAAGGTCTACGGCTCACTGGCAAAGTTTCTCGGTGCCAAAAGCTTCAAGGCTGACGTGAAAAGTCCCGCCGAAGCGGTTCAGTTTTTGCGTGCCAATTTCCCCGGCTTGCCTGCTCACATGGCGGACAAGCATTACAAGGTAAGCGTGGGGCGGCATGAGTTAGAGGCAGGCGACCAGCCCGAGCAGCTTGGGATGCCAACGCCAATGTCCGAGCCGATTCGGATTGTGCCTGTGATTAGTGGCGCTGGCTCAGTAGGCAGGATTATTGCTGGCGTTGCTTTAGTTGCTTTTGCCATCCTTGCTGCTCCTGCTGGCGCAGGTTTTCTTAGTTTGGGTCAGGGTGCGTTTGGTTTTACTTTGGGGGCGACTGCATCGTCATTGATCGGGTCAATCGGTGTCGGCTTGGCATTAAGTGGCGTCAGCCAATTACTCACGCCAACACCTACATCAGCAACACTCTCAACACAGGAAAACAACCCAACAGATCCTCGCAGCTCCTACAGCTTTAGCGGGATTCAAAACGTGGCACGTCAAGGCGTTCCAGTCCCTTTGGCTTACGGATCGGTAATGACAGGTAGCGTTGTCATATCAGCTGGCATCAATACGGAGCGGATCTAGACATGACCGACAGAATCATTGGTGCCGGCGGCGGTGGTGGTAGCACTCAGGTCGTTCAGGCGGCACCTGCTGCACCAACGATTGAGGGTGACAACCTCAACTCCAAGCAATACGCCCGCATCGTCGATCTAATCAGTGAAGGCGAAATTGAGGGATTTGAAGCACAAAAAGATTTCACTGTTGGGACGCAGCAGTGGAGAAATGCGGCATTAAAAAGCATCTTTTTTAATAACACCCCTGTGATGCGTCCAGCGGCAAGTGTGCCGACAACAACTAACATACCTCGCACTGATCTGAACTTCAGTTATCAGGCTCTTGATTACAGGCTTGGCACTCAGGACCAGGCATATCTGTATGAAATTGGAACATCAACTCAAGCCGAAAATCAAGTCAATGTTGAGCTGACACAAGACGCTCCCGTTGTCCGTTCAATTACCAACGTCAACGTCGATGGCGTGCGGATTACGGTTTCGGTTCCGCAATTATATGTCCAAGGCTTTAACGGCAACGTCCAAGGCAGTTGGGTCTACGTCACCATCCAAGTTTCATATAACGGAGGGGCGTGGACCACTGTCGTCAACGATCAAATTGGCGGTCGCACGGCAGACTTGTACCAGCGCAGGTACAGGATTGACTTTACGCAGGCGCCCCCTGTTGATATCCGCCTTTATATCGGGGACAAGCGTCCGTCTGGCGATGTTGCGGTTAACGCCAACGCGGTCTATTGGGCAAGCTATACCGAGCTGATTTACGACAAGCCACGCTATCCCAATAGCGCCTTAGTTGGGATGACACTTGACGCTGAACAGTTCAGCTCAATCCCAACGCGTTCTTTTCACATTCGTGGCATCAAAGTTCAGATCCCAAGCAACGCCACTGTTGACAATGAAAACGGCAGACTGATTTACAGCGGCGTCTGGGATGGTACGTTCCAGTCCGCTAAATGGTGTAGCGATCCGGCGTGGATTTTATGGGATATTTTGACATCGAAGCGCTACGGATTTGGTGATCAAGTTTCCGCTGACCAGCTAAGTAAGTGGGATTTTCTTGCTGCGAGTCAGTACGCCAGCGAACTGGTGCCAGATGGCTTTGGCGGCTACGAACCGCGGTTCTCCTGCAACGTCTATATCCAGACTGCAGAGGAAGCCTTCAAGCTGATCAATGACCTGTGCTCCGTAATGCGGGCACAACCATATTGGAGTGCGGGCAGCTTGGCGCTGGGGCAAGACCGCCCTACCGATGCCACCTTTATCTTCAACCAGGGCAACGTCACCCAAGAAGGTTTTACCTACAGCGGTTCAGGGCGCAAAACCCGGCACACCGTCGCCGTTGTGCGTTACTACGACAACGACATCCGCGACGTTGCCTACGAAGTTGTCGAGGACGCAGCGGGCGTCAATAAGTACGGCATTGAAAAGGTCGAGCTGACGGCATTTGCTTGTACTTCACGCGGTCAAGCGCGGCGTGTCGGTGAATGGCTTCTGTACTCCGAGCAAAATCAATCGGAGGTCTTGAGTTTTAGTACCGGACCAGCCGAGGGCATGATGGTGCGCCCCGGTGATGTGATCCGCGTTGCTGACCCAGTGCGTGCCGGTCGTTTCCGTGCTGGTCGGATTACTGGAGCGACGGACACGGTAATGACACTGGACCGTTCAGCTGAGGACATGTTCGCTGACGGTGTGCCAGCCACCTTGGACTTCAACGTGGTGCTGCCCACTGGCGTTAGTCAATCCATCGGTGCAATTACAGGCACCAATCTCAATGGCAACACCCTGACGCTGCCTTATGCCTTAGATGAAGTTCCGCCCGTTGGTTCGTATTGGGCGATTGGCACAACTGATTTGCGCCCTGAACTGTGGCGTGTGCTGTCCGTCCAAGAAAACGGTGAAACCTTTGCTGTCACCGCCCTGCTGCACCAGCAAAGCAAATACGACTACATCGAGCGTGATGTTCCGCTCCAGGTGCGTGACGTTACGTCCTTCGACACCGAGCCAGGCGCACCAACCAACATCACTGCCGAAGAGCTGCTGTACGAAAGCAACGGGCAGGTCTACAACAAAATCATCGTCAGCTGGCGCCCTGATGCCAACAGTGCAGAAACGGAGTTTCGCTATCGGGTGGAACGCGGCAACTGGCAAACAGTCAAAACCCGTTCACCTGACTACGAAATCCTGAACGCTGACCCTGGAACGTATGAGTTCGAGCTGCAGGGCATCAGCCCCGGCTTCAAGCGGTCTGCTGTTTCCAGCTTCACGTTTGTCTCTGTTGGTAAGACTGCCCCTCCTGCCACGATTCCAGATCTCTACATCGCGCCAGTTGACCAGCACAACGCTGAACTGCACTGGCCGCAGTCGGTTGATCTTGACGTGCGCTTGGGCGGTCAAATCCGCATTCGCCACACCCCACTGATTGGTGCGTCTGCCACTTGGGGCAAGTCGAACGATATTGTCCCGGCGTCTGCTGGCAGCACCACGCGGAAGATTGTGCCTTTGCTGGAGGGCACCTATTTCATCCGTGCTGTCGATTCCAGCGGCAACCAATCTGCTGGCGTGGCATCAGTGGTGGTTGATCTGCCGGAACCGCAGGATGCACTGCTGATTCAGAGCTACCGGGAAGATCTGGACACCCCGCCGTTCCAAGGCACGTTCACCAACATGTTCTATACCGCCGACGAGGGTGGCATTGCGTTGGCGGCAACGGGTCTGATTGATGACGTTGAAGACTGGGACGACCTCAACAACATTGATTTCTACGGTGACACGGTTGGCAGCGGTGAATATCAGTTCGCCAATACGTTGGACCTGAGCGGTGTCTATGACGTTGATCTGCGGAGTGTTCTGCAGACCCGTGCTTTTGAACCGCAAAACGCTTGGGACTTCCGCCCTGACCTGATCGACCTTTGGGACGACATCGACGGTGAAGACCTTGGTTCGGTCAACTCCAACATGCAAGTGCGCGTTACGCAGGACGATCCATCCGCTACGCCGACCTGGGGATTGTGGCAGCCCTTCACTAATGGCACGACTCGCGGTCGCGGCTTCCAGTTCAAGGTTGCAGCTACTAGCTCTAACGCATCCGAAAACCTTGTGGTGGAGCAGCTGGGCGTGATTACCCAGTTCCAGCGGCGTACTGAAATTCAGACGGGCTTGACCAGTGGTGCGGCGACGTATTCGGTGACATTCCCGAAAGCGTTTTATGCAGTGCCCAGCGTTGGCATTACGGCGCAGGATATGGACAGCGGCGATTACTTTGTGGTGAGTAACGTGACCCGCACGGGCTTCGATGTGTCCTTTAAGGACAGTGGAGCTACTGTGGTATCTAGAACGTTCGATTATCAAGCCGTCGGCCACGGCAGGGAGATCGTCTAATGGCTCAGGCAACGGACTATGTGTTGGCTAACCAGAGCGGGGCAAATTTCCGCTCGGAGCTAAACACGATCCTGGCGGCGATCGTCAGCCAAAACAGTGGCGCTACTGAGCCGACCACGACCTACGCCTATCAGCTTTGGATTGATACCGGCGTCAGCCCAGAGCTACTGAAGATCCGCAACGCCGCTAACGACGCTTGGATCACGATTGGCGACGTTACTGCTGCCAACTTGGGGCTGCTGACTAGCACCACGGCGGCTAGCACTTACTTGGCATTGGCTGGTGGCACGGTTACCGGCAACCTTGAGATTGGAACGGCTGGCAGCCTGACTTTTGAAGGCAGCACGGCAGATGGCT